TAATAGAATAGTTCTTCTTTTAGTTTTTGTGCAGATGTTTCATAACTATCTAACTTCTCTTGAAGTCTTGCAAGTTTTTTAATATCCTCTTCTGCAACCTCTTTATCCACAATCTGTTTGATTTCAGCCTCTAGGGTTGCATTGAACTTTTCTAATTGAGTAATTGCACTACGATACTTCTGCATTTCAACTTGGTTCTTTTGAATTACCTTTGCAAGATTTTTAAAGTCTTTTACTTTCTCTTCAACTTTATTCATCTCTTCAGACATCTTTTGCAAACCTTCTTCTAGTTTTGCAACTGAAGTTTGGTTCTGTTTGATTTTGTCTGATTTAAAGGTTTCATCAATATGTTGTTCACAAGTCGGACATTCATTATTTTCTTCAAAGAATTTAATTAATGCACTTTCACGACTATGTTTATCTTTCAAAGAAAACTGTACATCTTTTAGTTTATCTCTTTTTGTAATGACAACATCTTCACCATTCATCGCTTCCAAAAAGGTGTCGGTGGATTCTTGTAGTTCCATTTCTTTCTTTTTGTTTGCATGGATTTCTTCTTCATTAGTTGAAATAAGATTTGTCTTTTCAGATAAAATAGTGTCTCTATTGTTTTTAGAATCTTCAATGTACTTCTCTTGCATCTCTATCTTACTTTGAGTAAGCTCTTTTGTGTAATTCGTATCGGTAATATTTGTATTGATTTCTCTTACCTTTGTTTTTAGAACAAGGTTCATCAAAGAGAATATTTTAATATCTAGGATATCTTCTACAACTTCTCTACGGTTCTTAGAGTTTAATTGCATAAATGGTACGAATGTAGAACTACCAAGTATCACAACTTGTGTGAAAGAACGATAGTTGAATTTAAGGATTTGTTGTTCTAGGTGTTTCTGATAATC